ATGAAGAATTACTAGAGGGGTTGCCCACCCAACGTAAAATAGAAATATTACAGGGCTTGGGTTGGGATATAGATCCAGTTCGGGTTGCTGATATTAAACAACAGTGGACTTTCGCACATATCCAAAACTATGTACAGCCTAATCCACGCCTTAAAACAAGGATAAAAGAACTAGGTGAACAGGGTTGGGACATGAGTGTATGTTCAAATGCTACTCAAAAATTCGTAAACACTTGCCTAGAAATACTGGAAATAAAAGATTTAATTAATTCAGGAATATATACAGCAACAGATAATTGGGCAAAACCTGCAACAGATATGTGGCATACATGTGATCAGTTCTGGGGTAAACGTGGAGACATATGGATATATGAGGACTCACCGATAGGGATTTTAGGCGCTACACAGTTTGCAAAAGAACGCCGTTGGGGTAAAACTAGAGTAATTAAAGTGGATAACAGTGGAGATCTACTTGACAAGCTGGCGGAAATATAATATAATACACTATGATGGAATATAAATTAAAATTAATTATGCCCATGGCTGGTTTGGGAAGTCGCTTTACAAGTATCACACCCATACCCAAGCCACTAATTGATGTGGCGGGCAAGCCTATGTTTGTGAGAGCAGTGGAAAGTATTCAATTAGAGTTTACTGATATGATATTTCTAGTTGCACGTGAACATGACATAGTTGATAAAGTCCTGGAATATTATCCTGATGCCACAGTAATAGAAATACCCGAATTAACTGACGGCACAGCATCAACACTACAATATGCACGTGAACACTGGCAGGATGGAAGCTCCGTCTTTATTAGTAATTGCGATCAACTAATAGACTATAATCCCACAGATTTCTATAATATTATGAATTCAGGTGTGGATGGAGCAATAGCAGTATTTCCTTGCCCTGAAAGAGATCCTAAATGGAGTTATGCACTATGTGATTCAGCAATGCAGGTAACTCGTGTAGCTGAAAAAGAAGCAATTAGTGACTGGGCAACAGTGGGATGGTATTATTTTAAAGATGGTCGTGCATTTGAAACAGCAGTGGATAGAATGAAACAGGCTGATGATCGTGTAAATGGAGAGTTTTATACTTGTCCAAGTTATAATTATCTATTAGATGCACACATACAGGCATGGCCTGTAGATCGTATGCAGGGTATAGGCACACCGGAGGATTTAAATGAATTTCATAGCACACAGGGGCAATTTAACTGGCCCGGGCAATCCCGATGAGAATAAATTTGATTATTTAAATCATGCATTAAACTCAGCATGGGGTATAGAAGTAGATATACAATCACATAATGATGTCCTATATCTGGGGCATGATGAACCACAGGAACAAGTGGGTCCTAAAGTAATTCGTTTATTACAAAAACATAATGTTTTTTGTCATGCAAAAGATGTTGAGAGTGTACGTCCACTCCTACAAATGGGAGTAGAAGTATTCTTTCATACAAAGGAAAAGTTTGTATTTACAAGCAAGGGAATGATGTGGTGCTATCCAGGAGTGTATCCTCCTGATATTACTCGTGCAATATGGACAGATTTTCACTGGGCACCACTGAATGTCAATCAGAAACTACATTGTTTAGCAATATGTGGTGATGATCAGGATAAATACAAATAGCAATAATTATATTGTCATAAGGAGAAATAAAATGGCTTTTACACATACAAGCACATTAACAACCAACAACGCTAATACATATGCTGATGTTGACGCATGGATCGCAGAGCATGGTCCTTGTGGCATCTATAACGATGACTATGTAAGTTCAGGAACTATGGTTCTTGAAGGTAATAATGCAGTTGTTAGAACACTAGTTTACGCTGATGAAGCAACAGCAGACACACATGCGGCCGCTTACGCAGACGACAAATCAGGTTACGCATACACAGTATCAGACGCAAGCACAGCCACAAGCTAATCTTAAATTAGATTATATTGTAAGTCCAGTTCGGAGAAACAAAATATATGATTAATTGGGGAATTTCAGCTAATAGCCATGACGCAAGTATCGCAGTTGTAGAAAATAATACAATTAAATATGCGGCCCATTCAGAGCGTTCAAGTGGCATTAAGAACGACAAACATTTAAATCAAACAATTATTAATGAGGCAATGGAATTCGGTAATCCAGATAATATAATCTGGTATGAGAGCCATTGGCTTAAACGTATGCGACAGTTACGTGCTGGACAATATAAAACAGCATTTACTAAACCATTCCCACGTCACACCCTAGCTGATTTTGGCTTATTAGTTGACGAACCATATGCTGAAATAATGAATTGGAACGCTAGTAGATATAGCAGTGTGAAACATCATCATGCACATGCCGCCGCAGGATATTATACAAGTCCTTATAGAAATGCGGCCGTATTAGTTGTAGACAGTATTGGAGAGTTTGAAACTCTCACCATCTGGGAAGGCCAAGGCAGGCATCTTAAACAAGTGTATTCGCAGGGATACCCACATAGTTTAGGCTTGTGGTATAGTGCAATGACTCAGCGTATAGGACTAAAGCCTAATGAGGATGAATATATCCTAATGGGTATGGCGGCATGTGGTGATCCAGACAAATATGCTGATTTAATATACAATGACTTCTTTACAACAGGTAAGAAGTATGTTACATTTAAGGACAACCTACATCGCGGATGTATGTGGTGGAGGCCAGAGTTAAATAGTATACAAGACATAGCGGATATAGCCGCAGGAACACAGAGGGTATATGAGAAAATCTTTTCTACACTTATACAAAAAGCACAGTCTTTGGTTAGCTCTAAGAATTTGGTGCTTGGAGGCGGGTGTGCTCTTAATTGTGTGGCTAACAGTATAGCCCATGAAGCATATGATGGTAATGTATGGATCGTTCCTAACCCAGGTGATGCGGGTAATAGTTTAGGTGCCATACTAGCTAGACAAAAAGACTTTATTAAATGGACTGGACCTTACTTGGGACATAATATTCCAGGTAAATATCCAATTAAAAGTTTATTAAATGAATTACATTTAAACGGCATAGTAGGAGTAGCCAATGGTAGGGCGGAGTTCGGACCACGGGCCCTGGGTAACAGAAGCCTACTAGCAGATCCAAGAGGTGGCGAAACAAAAGACAGAGTCAACGCAGTTAAGCGTAGGCAGGAATTCCGCCCATTTGCTCCCATGATATTAGAACAATATGCAGGTGAATACTTTGATGGACCTGTTGGTCCTTATATGCAGTTCGTAAGCACATGTAAACGTCCTGATCTGTTTCCTGCTATTGTGCATTTGGATAACACAAGTCGTGTACAAACAGTAAACAAAGAACAACACCCTGGACTTCACAGTCTTTTAACAAAATGGTTTAAAGCAACAGGCTGTCCAATGTTACTTAATACGTCACTAAATATTAAAGGGAAGCCTATGGTGGACACAATAGGTGATGCTAAAAAATGGGAACAAACATACAAAATTAAAGTATGTACGGAGGATTAATTGAATTACTTTGAACAAGAAGCACACGAAAATACCTTTAGTAATATTGTGGTTGATTTAACACACAGATGTAATATGGAATGTGCCAACTGTTATATCCCAAATAGAGATGTTCCTGACTTGGATAAACATAAATTAAATGATTTTTTAAGTAAATTACCATCACGTACATATATTAGATTAATTGGTGCAGAGCCAACCATGCGTGAGGATTTACCAGAGATAATTAGGATGGTCAAGAAGCATGGACACAGACCAAGTTTAACTACTAATGGATTAAAACTTGCTCAACATGCATATGTAAAAGAGTTAAAGAAGACAGGACTTAGATTATTACTCCATAGTATGAACGGTGCTGATAGCGATGAAGCCTACAAAGCCTTAGACAATGGCAAGTGGGCAAAAGTTAAAGTCCGTGCTCTTGATAACATCTTTGCAGAGAGGTTGCCTATTAATACAGGAACAATTATTGCTCGTGGAGTAAATGAATTTGTTTTTAAAAGACAGGTAGAACTATTTGCAGAACGTGCTGAACTAAGTGGTATTAATTTTGATACCACAGCACCATATAGTAGAATAACTCCAGTGCTACGAATTAAATCAGTTGGAAGCATTGGTCGTTATATGGAAGGCAAAGCATACGGAATAAATGAATTAATTAAAATGGCAGAAGAACAGTTGGGAATTAAACCAGAGGATATGATTAGAACAAGTGCAGGCGTAGTAAAAGCAGGACCACAATCAGGTGAGGCTCTTACAAGTTATATGTTTCCATATAAAACAAAAGCAGGCACAGTATTAATTAGATTAATTGACTGGCAAGTAGATGACGAAGGCGTTATAGATCATGACAATCCTAATCGTGGCAGACTAACTGAGAACTTTAAAGTTGCACCATTTTTTGAGCATGTGAAACAGAATGAATACGGTTACTAGTGAATCAATAGAATATAATAAGTATATTGATCTCATCAGGGAGATGACTCAAACAATACCTGATGATAAGTTAAGAGAGAACTACAGGTTTGATACTCTAAAGTTAGAAGAGTGGATAGCAGTATCCTATTATGACGGAGGCTTCAGCAGTATAGCATGGCGTCCTATATGGGGAAATAATTGTAGAATATTAAATCGTTTTTATAAAAAGCCTGAAGCAAGGTTTGAGAATAAAAAACGTAGAGTTTCAGATGTAACTCTAAATATGATAGAGCAACAGTTAGCAGTTGCTAAAGACTTGGGTTTTGATTGTGCTTTTATGAGCAGAGAAACAAGACATCAAGCATTTAATCATTATAAAAAACATCTGCCACAGACGTGGACCACACCAGATGAAAAGTATCTAATGTGGAAACAGAATACTACAGTGTATCAAAATATTATGTGGACACCGGTAAATAGTAGTATACTTACAATGGAGAGAGAAGATGGCAGTTACGGTCAGTAATACAAATGCTCCAGAAATAAGAGAACTGTTAGGTGATAACCGCACAGTCATTATTAGGAGAGGTTCAGCCTGGGAACCAGAAGAACTTATTGAGTTCTACAAAGAACTAGGCAACGTAATACAACAGAACGATAAAGTTACAGGCACAGTAGCCACGGGCGAACTTGTTAAAGTACGTCAGAACGGTTTGTTCGCTGGTAAAGAAGATGGCGAACTAGAATGGCACAGTGCTGGTATGAATAGATCAATCCATGATGATATTGTTGCAATGTATATGCACCAACCCGCAGAGGAAGGTGGTGATACTTATTTTACAGATCATCAGACTGCCTGGGATGATTTAGATGACGATACAAAAGACTTATGTCGTGACTTAAAGTCTAAAACACCAACTTACAATGATCGCATGAAGTTGGATCGTATGGGCATTTACAAAAATGTCTTTAGTGATGAACAAACTATGATGGAGTTCAGAGATATTAATGGCAACACTAGTTTTGAATCACAAGTACCTAGGAAAGACCTAGTAACCAAGCACCCTATTAATGGTAAAGAAGGATTGTATTATCCATGGACAATAATTAGAGGCTTTTCAGGTAGACAAATGGATAAAGATGCACAGCATGATCTTTATTTTAAATTAAAGGAACATACATTGCAGGAAAAATATATTTACAGCCACAAGTGGGAACAAGGTGATGTTGTACTAAGTGATCAACATCATAGTTTACATAGGCGTGATGCATATACTGGTGACAGAGAACTATGGAGGGCTGGTATATGTTTGAAATAGAATACAGTGATATAGAACACAGTGACCTTAACAAGTTAGTTCTAGAGAATGGATTAGTTGTTGTACGTAATGCAGACTTAGACATGCCAGGCTTTGAGGGTATTGCAAACAGTTTAGGTAGACTACTTAAAACTAATCTACACGCAATTAATGAGAGTAGAAACATTCAGGAACTTAGTAACAATGAACTACTGAGAGATGGTGATGTTGACTGGCATAACGATTGGAGTTATGGCAGGGGTAACTATTATGGCACAATGTTATACAATGTTAAAAATGCACACCTAAGTGAAACATGGTTTGTAGACACAAGCAAGGTTCCAAACTGGTTAAAAGAAGAGTATAAAGAGTGTGTAGGATATTATTGGTTACCACAGTTTGATGGTGAAGTACAAGCATTTGGTACTGACAGTGAGATACGCAAATGTTTTACTGAGAAGCAGTTAAAAGTATTACAGAAATATGTACAGGAAAGACCATTTATACAAAATCACTTTAAAACAGAAGAGGAACTTCTATATTGTAGTCTAGGAACTCTACAACGTATGGATAACGATAGAGAAGTAGATACCTTTAGAAAGTATTGTGATGAGAACAATTACAAACACAAGTGGAAAGAAGGCGATATACTTTTGTGGGATAATCTAAAAATGATTCACAAACGTTTTGCCTTTGCTGGAGATAGGATGCTATGGCGAACACAGTTTTCAATATAGCTGTCATAAGTTTTCCTAGAACTTGTAGCAAAACTCTTGCTCAACATTACGGAAAGTTATATAACAGACCAGTTGCTGAAGGTAGCTTACATGATCCAGAATATATGGCTAGTGATTGTTTTAATCCTAGTCTAGTATTTGATGAAACACATGTATTACATGGACACTGGCATAGTTTATATAAACTAGAACCAGATGTACTTGCCCACCTAAGAGAACATTACAAGATCGTAACATCATATAGGAAAGAAGAACTAGTCAGAGAGAGTGTTCTAAAAATTACTGGCTACAGAAATGCATTTAATAATGCAATGGATCTTACAATCCCAGCCAGAAAAGAATGGGACATCTGGAAACAATACGTAATTGAAGGTGATAACATTGAAACAGTTAAAAGTATACCAGCCGGCTATTGCTAGTATGAAATGGTTTGCTATAGACGTCAAGTTAAAGCAAGAAGATATAGACTGGGCATTTAATATTGGTGACAACATAACAGAACCTGCTTGGACTATCAGACCATACAAACTAAACGAACAAGAGATGGAAAGGATTGCTTATCTAAATGAACAGATAGGCACAGTGCCTGCATATGCGGCCATCATTATGGTTCCAGCAAATAGTATATGTAAAACACACGTAGATGATAAAGCAGATGCTCAGGGAGTAAGGCAGAGGATTACAGCAATAAATATACCTATAAGAGTACACGAAACATCTGTATTTCAATACATGGAAGACGAAGAGCCAGTTGAAACACTGAGCTTAACAGAAGCAAAGTGTTGGAGAGTGGATATACCTCATAGAATAGACAATAACAATAGTCCATATAATAGAGTTGTGTTAAGTTTATCCTATGTAGAAACTGTAGAGGAAATACGCAAGGAGTATAATAATGGCAAAAGAAGATAACACAGGTAAAATGGAAGTATCAGTCCGCATCTTAGGCAACGAGTTAGTTGCACTAAAGATGATTGTAGACGACTTCAAAGTTAAATGGTTAATATACGGAGTGATTACAATCGTGGCACTAGGTTGGGCCGCAAGTAGTTTTGGTCCAGAACTATTTAAAATGGTAGGCGGTGCGTAATGTTTAAATGGATTAAAAATCTAATTGCAGATTGGAAATACAAACGCAAACTAAAAGCAAAGATGAAAAAGTTAAAAGAGGAAGATCCTTTTATATATGACTAATTGCCAGACGTACAAGAGAACATGGCATTGGTATGTAAGACAACACTATACAGGTAGACGCAAAGAGTTCAATCCCTACTATATCAATAGCCAGTTGTATAACTTTTTAAAGGTTCATACTCACAACCAAATATTAGATATAGGTTGTGGTGAGAACAATCTACGTTTGTTCTTTAAGAACATTACAGGAATAGATCATACACTAGAAGCAGATGAATGGTGTTGGCCAAGAGAACCTGCTTGGTGGAATATAGAATACCATAAGGTAGGCGTAGCAATCAACAGTTTGCATTGGGGTGACATCAAACACAATATTCAAACATGTTTAGACAAATGTGAAACTATGTTTATTACATTAAACAATAACCAGGACATAGACGAATTTAGGCAACGCAAGGCATGGGACGAACTTGGAAAAGTAGAGTGGTTCTGGCATGACGATAATAAAGAACAAACTAAGGATGAAGTTAAACAGTTTCTGTTACAAGATCATCTATATAATGGAATTTTTAATAAAAAAGATGTTGACAAACACGTAGAAGACGTATATAATAATTCTATAATACACGATCCAATATATGGTGTTGTGAGAGCAATCATTAGAAGGTAACCAATGTACAAGGTAACAGCATACTTTAAAAATCATAAGGTGGTTGAAAAGTTTCATGATCTATATGATGCAATAGATTTTAGAGATAGTGCAGATGCTAACTATCCTAAAGAGGTAAAGTTTGAAAAGGTAAAAGATATGAGAGAATGGGTATTTAACTGTTGGAATAGTGTTATGGATCACGAGCGTAATCCACTAAGTGCAATTCCAGACTTTAGTACACGACATATGGTAATGCAAATACTAGCATGGATGTGGTGTACAGTATTCGGTATCATTGTAGGCAGTATGTACATGGGAGTCTTTAGTATGATTCTACATACACTATTATTAGGTGCCATTGCAGTTACAGTAGCAACATTTGAAACAGCAAAAAGACACCCACAATACTTTGGCGGTTTTGGTCGCGGCCGTGGTGGTGAACATGAGTAATGCAAGATGTTGGATAGAGTTGCCGTCAAATGTTGGATAGAGTATACAACTACTACACTAGTGTTAGTTAGAGCATGTATAAGCACACTAGTAATACAATAGTGTTAGAAGTAATTAGAGAAATATAATATGAATATAAAAATTTATCGCGAACTTGATAGGATAATTAAAAATTGTCCTGGTGCAAGCAAACATGAGTTGTGTGAATTAATAAGAACTAAGTTTGGTGTGGCCGTTACCTCACCAAACGTAGAGGATATTGATAGTGCAGTATTGGAACGATACTTTACAAAAGTATGGCAACCTAAGCATAAGAAATACAAATACAGTGGACTAAGCATAGTTGATGAGATCAACAGTATGAATCTTAGTAATGTACTTGATATTGGCTGTGGTTACAATGAGTTCAAAGGCAAAATCAATAACCTAGTAGGCATTGATGCTTACAACAATAGAGCAGATCATCAAGTATCACTGCTCGACTATCAGACACCAGATAGATATCAAGCTATTATCTGTTTTGGTAGTATAAACTTTGGCAGTGTCACAAAGATCATTGCTGAAATGCGTAAAGCAGTAACACTGGCAACAGTTGGTGGACTACTTTACTTTAGGGTTAATCCTGGTATCCAACATGATGATGAAGAAGCTAAATGGATAGACTTCTTTGAATGGACTCCAGAGTTCATCTATAATATATCACGTGAACTAAATTGTGATATATTGAGTATGCGAAATGACGCAAACAGAATATATTTTGTCCTTAAGAAAGGATAAATAATATTAATGCAACGAGCGTTGCATGAAATCTCCAATCAATACGTGAATAACTAACCGCCGAGTGGCATCAGTTCAGATCACTTTAAACCTTGACTATAATTATCGTAGTCAAATTCAAAAATCAATCAAAGGAAAAAAGATGAAAAAACTTTTAGCAACAGTTGCCTTGGCGACTATGATGGCTACTTCAGCAGTAGCAGACACTTTGACACTACAGTTTCCAAACGGCCCAGGTAAGGGCGGAACGGCATTCTGGGGTGACAATGTAATGAAAGAGCTTAATGCAAAGCTCGAAAAGCATGGACATAATATTGTTCCACGTTACCTACCTGGACAACGTGGTAAAAAGTCCCTTAAAGATTGGGCAGGATCATATATGGAGCGTGGTGATACGCTCATGATTGCTCACGGCGGTAACGGCGAAGGCTTCCTACTAGAAGATGTAGGTGGTTTTGATTATCGTGACTACGATCCAGTAGTTGTAATGAACACAAACATTTGGGTTTCTATTAACTCAGACGTTGACTGGAAAAATGACGTAGTTAAATTTCCAGCAACAGGTGGTACAGGCTTTGCGGCTGACATCGTTGCAGTAGGACTTATGATGTGTGGACCAGAAGTTAATGCCACAGTTGAATCATTCCTAGAGTGTACAAACGAACGTGTACGTTTTATCCCAGGATTTAACTCTGGTGGTGAAAAGCGCCAAGCATTCCGTAGAGGACAGTTAGACGCAACACGTGATACTCCACAGACTTCTTTAATGGGTTATGCTAAAGAGTATGAGTCAGGACAAAGTCGTGTATGGTTTGCACACGGTATTGTAGACGGTAAAGGTTCTGTTTACGGTGATCCAAACGCACCAGAAGGCGCACAGTCTTTTAACGAAGTGTACGTTGCAGAGTGGGGCGTTGAACCAACAGGTCCTGTTTATGATGCTTATAGAGCATTCCAAGGATATCGTGATGGTTTCCAAAAGACAGTATGGATTGCACCTAATTCTCCATACAAAGACGTAGTTAATCAAGCAGTTCAAGAAATGATTAACGATCCAGAAGCAATGGCTCGTTTAGATAAGAAACTTGGAGCGTTCCCTTGGTTAGCCGGTGATGAAGTTGTCGAATTTAGTGACTACTTGTTCTCACTTATTAAAAGAGAGCGTCTTGAGACACTAGTTATTCTTGCAAATGACGTGTTTAAGTACCAAGATGCATACGTTAAGGAAGAACTACTCAAGTAATGGAGTGGATTCTACAATATCCAGTTGCCGTGCAGTGGGCTATTATGCTTACTGCCGGCATCTTTTATGGGGGCTTAATTGGATTAATTCCTAGTGCTGGCCCTGGTAAAGCAATCATTATGCTCTTCGTTATTGTACAGAGCTTTGATTTTACTGGCGGTAATTATCTATTCGTATTGTTTTCTATTGCAACAATGGTATCATGTACTATTGGTGATAGTTTTGCAAGTGTACTCTTGGGGATACCAGGAGCATCAGGAGCGGCAAGTACAATGGTAGATGGATTTCCTCTAGCAAAGCAGGGTAAGGCAAGTTACGCTCTTAGTTCTGCAATTACAGTAAGCACAATTAATGGTTTATTATTTGGTGCATTAGGTATGGCTATTATTCCTTTTTATGGAGCGATAGCAGACTATGTTGGTGTACCAGAGATAGCTGGATTAATATTGGTAGCATTCTGTTTAATATCAGTTGTTACTACAAGAAATACGGGCAGAAGTTTAATTGCTATTGCAGTAGGTTTGTTTATTGGATCTATTGGTTATGGTATGATGGGCGAAGTTCGTAATACAGGCGGCTGGGCATACCTAGAAGATGGTGTACCAGTTGTTATTGTGGCGGCTGGTTTGTTTGCACTTCCTGAATTATATGAAGCACTAACAACCAAGTATGAAGTCGCAAGAATTTCACGTAAGGAACACAATCAACAAACATGGGATGGCATTTTGGCTGTCTGGAAACACAAGTACCTAGCCTTTATGGGTGGGTGTATTGGTTTCGTTGTTGGTATCTTACCTGGAACAGGTGGTGGTATTGGTGACTGGACAAGTTATAGTGCTACAGTTGCAATAAACAAAAATGAAAAAGTAAAGTTTGGTACTGGTAATATTAAAGGTGTTATCGGTCCTGAAGGCGCTAACAACGCTGGCAAGATGGGAGGCTTATTGCCTACTATTATGTTTGGTATTCCAGGCGGCAAAGTTTTTGCATTATTAATGGCCTTATGGCTTTATGTAGGCTTTGAAGTTGGTAGTCCATACATCATGGATGATACGCAGTTTATGAATAGTTTACTGGGTGGCTATATGTTTGGAACATTCTTTGCTGGTGTACTGATGTTAGTGTTTGCAAGATGGTGTTGCAAAATCGTTTACATTAATCCATTATATTGGATCCCCCCAATGTTGGCGTTGACGATTTGGGCAGTTCTTGCAAGTAGATTCTACGCAAGTGTGTATGAAGATTTAACCATGCTAGTAATATTTGGTATTATTGGTATGATAGCTAAGTATGGTAAGTTTAGTAGACCTGCCCTACTTATGAGTTATATCTTATTCCCACGTATTGAAGGATCTTATCTACAGTTGTCTAACGTATTCTTTTATGATGATATACAGTCTGTGTCAGCGGCACTGGGCGGTGACTTTAGTTTATTAAGTCAAAACTATATCTTTAATAATCCTACGTTTATTCAACACCCTGTATTACCGATTGCTATTATAATTGGTATACTACTTCTATTGTACGGATTTTTTAATAAATCTCGGACAATGGATTACGCATAAACAAAAATCTGAGCTCCCTCCTATAAATACTACTGAAGTAGTAATTTCAATAGGGGGGAGTTCTACCATGATAGATCCTATTACGGCTATGTCAGCCGCAACAGCCGCTTTTAGCACAGTGAAACGTTTAGTTAGTGCTGGCCAAGACTTTGAAAATTGTATGGGCAGTATGAGTAAATGGTATACTAACGTAAGCGACTTTCGTAAAGGGCAACAGCTCAATAAAAATCCACCATTGTTTAAGAAGTTATTCAATGCTGGCTCAGTAGAAGAAGAGGCGTTAAACCTTATTATACAAGAGAAGAAACTTATAGAAATGGAAAAAGAGTTACAAACCTTACTAAATTTTAGATTTGGATTTGGTACGTGGGATGAACTCAAAGAAATGCAACGTAAGATACGCAAAGAGCGTGAAGCGACTATTTACAAACAAGAAGAACGTAAGAGAGCATTATTTGAAGCACTAGCGATCGGTGCCATGTTGTTGGTCTTAAGTGGAATAGTTGTTTTTGTATTTTATTTAATTGGTATAGATAGGGGCGTTCTATAGAATGATGACACATGTTTTTCTTCTAGTTTATATGCTAGGAGATCAAGTACAAGGAGGCCAACCTATGTACTTTAGAAGTATCCAGACATGTAATTGGTACGCAAGCAAGATCGTCAAAAGGTATGGAAACTATTCATACTCCAGCCTTGTTCCTAAAGAACATAAAGCTACAGCGTATTGTAAGCCAGTGTGGCGAGACACTGACAGGATACTGGTCTATGATTGGTAAGGGGAATGATCTATAGGTTTAAAGATAAAGTAATAGAATGGGATGGTAAAGCCAGAGTTTATTCAGGGGGCTGGTTAGTCTTTAAGGGCTGTGGTTTTATCGGGATCTTAACTTTTATCAAGTTATGTGACAACCACCCTGATGTAGTTGAAAAATTTAAACCGCAATTAGAACAACGAGAAAAAACTCGCTTTAAGGAAGCAAAGCCTAATGACAATCAATTGTCTGGCTAGGCTTCTTTTTCTTCTATAAAACATCTTGCTGGCGACTTCAAACTAATCCCCAACCTTTTACAACGTGCAATTAAATTTGTTCTTCCCACCTTTAATAACGAGGCAGTATGTGTTTGATTATAATCACACGCTTCTAGTGCTTCAACAACCATATTGGTTTCTTTATCTCGCAATTCAGCCTCTAAACTTGTATCATCAAATTTGGAAGGATAAATATTTATTGTAGTGTTAAAGATCTCATCGAGTGAATCCCATAGATAGTCTTGTTCTGTTTTTTCGCTCATATTTCACTAACTCTATTCTATATAGGTGTAAAAATATTTACACTATACATAAATACCACATGGAGGGTATAATTTATGCAGATTATAAAGTATTTAGTAGCAACAGTTATTCTTACCTGGGCATCAGCTAGTATAGCTGGTGAACTTGAATGGTCCTTTAAATCACCAGCTTTTCATTACGGCAATGGATATAGTAACCATGTTCTAAGTGTAGAACAGTTAGGATATCAACGTAAAAAGGAACTGGAAGAATCCAAAAGGTCTGAAGAAGCTAGGCTGGAACGTGAACTAGAAAATACTACACTCAATAAGTTCTTAAAGAACGTTGAGTCACGCATATATGCTACTCTTTCCAAACAAATGGTAGACAGTATGTTTGAGACTTGTGATGAAACTACTACAACCTGTCCAACAGGCGGTACAGCAGAAATCGAAGGATCAACTATTACTTGGTTGAAAGATTCTACAACAGGAAGTATTAAACTTACTATAGTTGGAGAAGATGGAACCACTACCGAAATCACGATTCCAGGTGCGGGGGAGTTTAACTTTTGAAAAAACAAATACTCCTAAGTTTCCTGGCAGTAATACTCGGCGGGTGTTCGTCAATGAATCAATCTCTAGACGTTTATAGAGAGAGTCAAGACAATAACGCTTCGCCTAAAGTGCAAGTCAGCCCTATAGCAGAAAGACTAGAAGATGTCCCGAAGCTAGACGGCAAAAAGATTACAATCGCAGTCTACGGTTTTCAAGATAAAACAGGACAGCGTAAACCAGTAGCTGGTGTGTCTAGTTTATCTAGTGCAGTTACACAAGGTTCAGAAGTTTGGGTAATCAAAGGCTTACAAGATGTAGGTGGACAATCGTGGTTTGAGGTGGTAGAGCGTGTAGGCATGGACAATCTAATCAAGGAACGCCAGTTGATACGCAATACGAGAGAAGTTTATGAGAAGGAAAAGGTTTCAGGACCTACTCCTTTAAAACCACTCCGTTTTGCTGGGCTAATACTTGAAGGTGGGATTGTCGGCTATGATGCTAACACCGCTGTTGGCGGCATAGGTGCCCGTTTCTTGGGTATAGGCGCACAAACAGAGTATAGAGTAGATACAGTGACAGTAGTCATACGTATGGTTAGTGTAAGCACAGGGAGAGTGATGCTCAGCATCGCGACAGAGAAATCAATTGCAAGCACGAGAAGTGGAGCCGACATATTTAAGTTTTTAGACTTGGGTACAAAAGCAATAGAGAGTGAAACTGGTTACAGTGTCAATGAACCAGTAAACTATGCCGTAAGGGCGGCTATTGAATGTGCCATTATAGAATTAGTATATGAAGGTGAAAAGACAGGCTTGTGGAAATTTAAACAAGACATAGATGATAAAAAGGCAGAAGTAAAAGAACTAAGTTCTGACAGACCAGTATTAAGACCCGAGGATAAGATTCAAAAACTAGCAATGCAAGCATTGTCTGGTGTAGAGATGAAAAGAACGGCACAGGATTCTGGACAATTACCCATTATTAGTGATGGGCCACATGGGACAAAGACGTGGCAACCAACTATAGAATGGAAGTGGAGCAAAGACTTAAACACAACAACAGATCGTGAATATCAATTTTGTGATAAAGACGAACGGTGTTTCAAAACTAGTACTGATCTATATAGGTTTGAATCATTACAAGCAATTAAAAAGGATAGTTTGACCATGTCAGACTAACAAATATTGGGGGATATTATGAGATTGTTTTTCGTCGTGCTTATGCTACTCACAGCAGGGTATGCATCAGCGAATGAGATTTACATACAGCAAGTAGGTGACACTTTGGATTTGGACATCACACAAGATGGTACAGATAACAAAATTGGTACAAGCTCGCAAGATGTAATTTTAGGTGCAACAGGCACCGCAAGTGATACTATGACATTTGCTATCACACAAACAGGTAACAGCAACGCTATTACCGCACAAATATTAGGTACTACATATACAGGTACATGGACTTTTACAGGTAACAGCAACACAGTTGACTTACTTTGTGATAGTAGTGGCGCAGGTAACTGTGATACCGTAATAATGAATATTGCCACAACAGGTAATAGTAACGCTTACACAATTAAGGTTGGTGAATCAGCTGATTCAGATGGCTTAACAGCTAACTTTACTGTAACAGATGATGGTGCAGTTATTGCAACAGATGTTAATGGTAAAGCCGCAAACTTAACAGTGACAGTTAACAAGAATAGTTCATCTATTAGTACAGTGAACACTTTAGATCTTGATATGGCTGGTGATGGCGATATTTTAGGTCACACACAAATATTAAGTGTAAAAGGAAGAGGAAATAGTGTAACGATTAACCAATCTGGTGTTAAGGATAATCACGTTGATTTGGATATGACAGGCGATAACGCTGACGTAGACATCATTCAATCAGATTAACTTATAGCTAGGAGGCAATTATGTACATTATAAAAAATACTAAGATTCCTTCAGGGGATCACAATGATACTTAGGTTTTTACTATTATTAGTATTAGCAACGCCAGCGTATGCTGACATTGGTGACATAGGAAAGATTAAAGGATCAGGCGCCCTTGAACGTGGCAATGAAAGTATTATTGCAGAACAGGGCGTGTCTGTGCAAACCATGGACACGGCTGTTACCGCAAATGCCAAGATGCGTATTGACTTTATTGATGATACTCGTGTTGATATAACACAACACAGTAGATTATTAATAGATGAGTTTGTTTACGATCCTGCAAATGATATTGGATCACTAAGCATTAAAGCAACATTAGGAACAGTCCGTTATGCAAGCGGACAAATCGCAAAAAAATACCAACAAAATGTAAAGATTAGAACACCAAGTGCAACAATTGGTGTACGTGGTACCGACTTCATTATGGTTGTAGATGAGATGGGTGGATCAATGATTACCCTATTACCCAGCTGTGATGTTAGCGGTAACTGTTATACAGGTGAGATTGAGGTAGAAACAGACACTGGTTTCGTTATACTTAATCAAGCATTCCAAGCTACATTAACTTCAACAAGATGGCAACCTCCTGCAAAGCCACTGTTACTTAATATAGACGAGAAGGAGATTAACAGTCTTCTAATCTTACGTAAAAAGAACCCTTATGAAGATGAAGAGTATGAAGAATATGTTAAGCGTAAGAAGCTTGCAGATTTTTTAGGTATTGACTTCTTAGAATTTGATGGACTTGATGCTGATGCACTAACTGATGATATACAAAATATATGGGAAACAGAACTTGATGCACATTCTTATATGTTACAAGATCTTCTGTTTGATATCCTAGATCAGTTAAATGCATCAATTAGTGCAAGTTTTCAAGATGAATTAAAAAGACAAAACAAATTATTTTTATCAGAAGGTTCTAAGAGTATAAACAAAGATCAATACGGATTTGATCCAGCTACAGGTATTAATTTAATTAAAGAAGAACCATATAGAATATTAGAAAGACGTGATCCAATAACAGGTGATTACTTGCGGCTTAAATTATATCTACATGGTGGTTATACGATAAATATGACACAAGGGGAGTGGGAACAATATGATTACAAATTGGGCGCCGATAGCTCTAGTACTATTGATATTAAACAGTAGTGCAGTACTAGCAAATGATATCTATATACAACAGGTAGGTGATGATCTTGATATGGACATCACTCAAGATGGTTCCAATAATCAGGTTGAAGGATTGTCTGGCAGTGGTGATGCCCAAATAAGTGGGAACAATAAAACAATCGCACTAACACAACAAGGTGACAACAACCAGTATCGTATCTGGACAAACGGTGACAATCAACAAATGACAGCAACAACCACAGGAAACAATAATATAACCGCCATGGATAATCATGGAAACAATAATAATATGTCTATAAGTATTACTGGTGGCTACAATCAAACTCATACTGAAATAGGAAACGGTGGCGATAACGATAACGCCATAAGTTTAACTATAGACAATGGTGATGATAATTATATATACTCTGAAGTACAAAACGGCGATTATAATCAAATAGACACACAAATACATAGCCAAGACGATGGTTATATAAAAGTAACAGTCAATGGTAATAGTAATAATATTAAAGCATGGCAAGGCAAGCACGAAGATGGTAATGTAGATTCAGATGAAACTGGTGACAATGAGGTATATTGGATTGTATCAGGTAACAGCAATAACCTTGCAAGTTATCAGACAGATGATAACGGTAATGGTGGACAGCATATTGCAAACTATGTTACAGGTAATAGTAATACAGTAAAACACACACAGCGTGGTGCAAGTGATCACAGAGGCTTCATTGAAATAGGTGGCGATAGCAATACTGTAGAGCTTAAACAAAGAGGGAATAGCAATGTACAGTTCGCTGATATAGTTTTAGATGACGGACACACAGTTGATGTACATCAGAGATACGGTAGTCATACCGCTAACATTGACCTTACAAACGCAGGCGGCGGATATACATTAGATTTAGATCAAACTGCCAGCACTAACCAAACATATAACCTAACAGGTACGTGTGCGACTGTGGGTGGTTGTGGCTTAACAATAACACAAAACTAAGGAGACTTATGCATGATAGAATTGGTAATGGCAGGATATTTACAGTGCTCACTAGCCGCACAAATAATAGTCAACGAAGACCGAAAATGTTTCTATCAGTGCCGAGACTCAAGCAGAGAGTTCGCTTCAACACTAAAGCAATATCAATGCCCTAAAACACTTTATGCTGATAGACCAGCATTACCCTTTAAAGAACGAGACCGTAAAAACAAATGGACCAAAGAGGAAATAGAAAAATATGCTGAGTAAATATATAACACATTGGTTAACACCACTACTTACGGCAACGTTAATAGCACTCTTTCACTATTCAGATAACTTTGTAGTTGAAACAGTAAGACTTAAATCATTTGACCTATTACAACAAACTGATAAACCTATTGCAAGTCAGGATATAGCAGTTGTTGAAATAGACGAAGCCTCTATAGAAAAATATGGACAGTGGCCCTGGAGCAGAGAAGTAATTGCAGATATTATATGGCAGTTGCGTGAAGCTGGTGCAGGCATTATAGTATTACCCATGCTGTTCAGCGAGGACGATAGACTTGGAGGCGATGAAGCCCTAGCTGATGCACTATACGAAAATGGTGTTATCATTGCACAAACAGGAAGTATACAGGCGAATAAGAATGCAGTGCCACGTGGTGTTGCAAAGATAGGTGACCCTCTACCCTACTTGTTTGAATGGCCAGGCATGCTTGGACCAATTCCATTACTAGGCGAAACAGCAACAGGTGTTGGCGTACTAAACACAGCACCAGAGATAGATGGCGTAGTTCGTCGTGTACCATTAATCATGCGTGTGGGAGAAGAAACATACCCTAGTATCGCAGTTGAAGTTATACGTGTAGCAACCAACGCTCCAAGCTATCAGATCAAAGCAAATGCAGGCGGCGTAGAAAAAGTACGTGTGCCTGGATATCCAATAATTAATACTGATCCCAACGGACAAATATGGTTACGTTGGAACAAAGAGTTTTCATCAGTTAGTGCCACTGATACTTCTAACTTTGCACTATTACAAGGTAAAACTGTAATAGTTGGAGTTACGGCAGAGGGTATTGGTGGTATTATAGCGAGTCCAAAAGGGCCACAGTTCAATTACATTCCAGCGGCTACAACACTACAAAATTTGCTGGATGGAGATCAAATTGAACGTCCCTTTTGGGCTCTCCTAGCAGAACTAATAGCAACAGCCGCAGTTGGTTTAATAATTGTAGTTGTTGCAGGATTGGCACCCTACTGGTTAGTAGGGGCTGTCGTAGTTGGGTTAGGAGCAGGCTTGGGGTATGGTAGTTTATATGCTTGGCAAAACTATTTGTATCTGATTGATGTAAGTATGCCACTATTAGCAGTTGTAATCGTTGCATTACATGCAGTGTTTAATAGGTTTATAAGTGAATACTTTCAGAAGATGGAAATTAAAAAGCAGTTTGCTGGATACGCATCACCTACAGTTGTGCGTATGCTACAGGAAAATCCAGCATTAATTAAAGACGGTATGAAGAAGGAAGTTTCAATTTGCTTCTCAGACTTGCGTGGATTTACACCACTGGGCGAATCATTTGGAGATGATGTTAAAGGTCTTACAAAGATTATGAATGGCTACATGGATGCAATTACCCAACCAATACTTGATGCTGATGGAATGGTAATCAAGTATATTGGTGATGCAAGTATGCATGTACACAATGCACCAATTGAAGACCCAGACCATCCTAAAACAGCAGTACAATGTGGACTGGATATGTTAAAAGCAGTGGAGATATTTAATGACAAAATTACAGCAGAAGGTAGACCACCAGTGGGTATGGGGGCTGGTATTAATACTGGTCTTGGGTATTTGGGCGAGATGGGTTCCACAGCCAGACACAGTTACGATGTCCTTGGGGACTCAGTGTCCACAGCCGCCAGAATTGAAAGTAAATGTAAAGAGTATGGATGCGTATTACTTATTGGACAAGCCACTTACGATCAGACAAAGGATGATTTCTTTTACTTAAAAATAGATGACCTAGCAGTTAAAGGTAAGAGTGTTGGTATTGGTATATGGACTGTACTAGATGATGCAAAGCCAGCGTGGCGTACAGCAAAACGCAAGCATGAAGAGATGTATGAGTTCTACCTAGCACAAAAGTTTGATGATGCTATAGCGAGTTGTAATTTATTACACAACCACTTTGATGGTAAGATGTCTGGATATTACGATATGTGGATTGAACGTTGTGAGTATATGAAAACACAAGAGTTACCTAAGGACTGGAACGGTGTGTTTATTGCTACTACAAAGTGATAGTCAACAAAATATTAATGCGTCCCAAGACGCAATTAATTTAACCTTACCTTAACGAAATTACATCATTGATAAATGCACTAGCCACATACATATTTTAGCTGAAATAACACCTATTAATACACCACATAAGCCAATTAATATAACTTCATAAGTATGCCAAGTAGGCTGTTTCTTCATCCACGCTTGTGTAGTCTCATTTTGTCTTTCGAGCCATCCCACGATCTTTCTCCCCTTTGAAACTTTCAATGTCGTCGAGATCTATATCAAGTTTCTTACCAGTCATCTTTTCGTATTCTTCTTTATACTCGATAACCATATTTAGTTTTTGCTGGAGACGGATCATATCATTATCTAACATTCTAATACGATCAATCAAACCAATAAGAGTTCCCATAGCATCTCCAAGAACAGGTTTCACTTCATTTACTACCCATTTCCATACGTAGTAAATTATAAATCCCATGCCAACAGCCGCTACAATAGGAAACCCATATTGGCTGATTGCTTCTGTTAATGTATTAGGACTCAGAGCCTTCTCCACTTACTTCTTTAACTTTCACTAGCCAACCATTTTCGTTGACAATGAATCGGTCACCAGGTTTATAGAGCCAATGGTCTTTTGCTGAGCCGTCCTTTTGAACACCCATCACTTCACCTGGCCAGTCTCCTGTGACACGAAAATTTTCGCCTGCTTGATCTATATTATAATCAATCCACATCATTTTAGTCTCTCCTTGCGTCCGCTTTACCTTCGTTTGCGGCAATACGGTCGGTATTAGGTTTCACGCCCATGGCGTATGACATCAAGGCATCAATCTTAACTAAATCATTATTCATTGTTTGCACTCTATTGTCGAGACCCTTAATCATTCCATTTATTGTCTTCACCTGAACTGTTACACTACCAAGTATAAACTTTAGCGTAGTAAAGATAAAGAACCCAGCACCCAAAGCACTGGCGATTGGAAATCCTACGTCTCCTATAAAACCAAAGAACTCCATGTTCTGCCCCCCAACAGTATTATAGTGGTATTTATTAAGATTGTAGTTTTTTGTAGTCTAAACCAGTCAATTCTTGGAAGTATTGTAACCATATATCTTCATTGTCTTGTCCCCACACTTGGTTAAATGGCCCACCATTTGTAAAGTGTAGAGCATAAGGTTCTGGGTTAATGTCATATTCTCCTACTAACCAATTCCAACGAACATCTAATGATCCTATTCTAATATCATCTGTCCATTGAAATCTATGTAAGTATTGTGGTGACATATTGTTTACGGCTATGGTACTGAGCTTTTGCACGTCTGGGTGACTGCAATTAAAAAGTATTAAGCTACTCCAGTTCTTTTTAGGAACAGCTTCTTGTTGCTCACCGTAAAATTTAAATTCGTTTTTGGGAGTGTACTCTGCATGTCTTACAACAAAACAGCTATATCTTTCTGAGCCTGGACGTTGTATAATATCCTCAACGACTGGTGTTATATCTTTTAGGAACACAAAGTCGCTGTCAACAAACATTGCCCAGCCTTCAAACTTTTCTAAGTGTGGTATTAGAAATCTACTGTAGGTAAACTCTGTACTTGCTTTACCCTCTGTACGCCAATAGACTCCATCTTTTACGAGTTTATCCATACGTAATATATCAATATCTATATTGTATTTGGCGTGCTTATGTAAACTGTACTCGCAAACTTTAGTTGCATCTTGTTGTTTACTGTCATGTCCTATGTATATTTTCATTCCAGATATTGGCGCTCTCTTCTCCGCTTTTACAACCGTTTGTATTACACCCACTACAAGCAGGTAGGTTGCTTCTATTTCCTAATAACAGTTCCTTGCGAACTGCCATGAATTCAGCAGACATCCATATGTTATTGAATGTATCAGTATTTATATTGCCGAAATCTTGTTGTTTTCTAGCCCAATCGTTACAACACAAACCTACTCCGCCGTCCCAATCAATGAATGCTTTATACATAGGCATCCAACATTGTTGTTGCAATGATTCAATCATACCCATTGTACCACCACGATTGTTAAAGTCGTATACTTCTAATAGGTTTGATTCTCCAGTGTCGTAGTTATTTCTAATCCTGCACTTGCCTACAAAGTTTGACATAAGTTCTGTCATTGCTTTTGTCTGTTCAGGACCATCGTAACAGTCTATTATTATATGGCTCAAGCCATACGCACTTAGCTCTTGGTGTGTGAGTTTACCATTCAGTAAACGATCACCATTAGTAATCATTTCAGTGTGGAAGTTTTTACTGAATGCATCAATGATCTCTAATATATGTGGATTAAGTGTAGGTTCACCCCAGCCTGTAATATGTATATCACCACTGTAGTTTGCATCAAGCAGTTGTTTACTCAATGTTTCCGCAGTTGCTACAGACATATGTAAGTTGCGATTAGGATATATGTCTGGATCAACTCTAGGACAGAAGCTACATTTTCTGTTACATAATTCAGTAGGATTTATCTCTACAGTTGCTAGACCCAATAGTTTTTCGTTAGTTGTGTCAAGCTCGTTGTATCTATTCTTTCTATGGGTAATGTGTTCTAGGAAGTCGTTCACTACAAATCTTTCCTATTCTTACTGATATTATTTTTAGTGTTAGTTATAACTCTTTGTTTACTTGGATCTGGTGTGAAGTCAGTGTCCACTAAGCTCTTTGGATAATGATCAAATCCTTCATACAACCATCCATCTTCCTTCTTTTTGAACATATAATCACCCATCATAAAGATATCACCTTTAAATACACATTGGTTTAATAACTTTTGAGGACCATATTCAATCATTGCTTCGCGGTGTATTGTATCTGTGTATGAGAATGAAGGTAATACAAGTCTAAACTTTTGTGGATTGCTTTTGTATTTGCCAAACTTCCTTAACCACCTAGCCATACCCTTTGCCCATGGTCCAAACTGATCGTCTTCATATGAATATCCATCGTCACCTGCAGTGAATACAACCTCTTCGTAGTGCCAATTAAATCTAGGATCACTTGACTTTTTAAATATGCTTGCAAGTTGTTTAGCAGTATGTATCTGTGTCCAATCGTCTAAACTCCAAAAGAAAGGCTGTTGATCTATTTCAGGATACCATATATAAAATAGCTCTATCTCTTCTAAGTCTTGTAAGAAAACAGTTGCAATCTTTTTATCACCGCCTGGATGGCATGTATAGTATCTACCAGAGTTAATTATTTGCATGGGAGCCATAATACCATTCTCTTTAATATCGTTTACTAACCACAGCTTCTTTGCAATCCTATAACATGTGTATAGATCCTCATCATTATTCCATTCCCAATGCTCACACTCTGAAAAGCGTTGCTTTGTTTCTTTATCAAGTTGTCTGAACTCTTCTATTTGATTACTAAATCCTAACATGACACTACCTATTCTACCACCATTTGGGATTGGATCTAGCAGTGATCGCAGTTGTCTACTATTAGATTTGACGTGTATAACTTGAGCTCTCCCAGTAGTATGAGCCCAATCAAACCATTGATCTAAATTTTTTACTCTCACATCTTATCCTCTATTTCAGCAAACCAATCTTTAAATTCAGGACGTAAGTCTAAAACATTTGATTTACGTACTTTGTCTAATGCAGTTATAAACTTATAAAATTTTATTTGCATATCTATTTCTGGTTTACTGGTTGGCCATATACTTGTAGGTAATACTCTATCTACATCTAGGTATTCAGGCTTGTATACTTTTTGGTGGTGGTATTGGAGTTGACTTCGGTACACACCCTTGTCATACCATTCTCTCATAATTGGTTTAGCTAGTGTTGACTGATCATATGTTATAGGATGAATTGTATCTATAACAAATACTCGCCTACATATTGATAATATCCTTGTAATATTATCTTTCACTTCCTCAATACCAAAGTGATCACCTCTAGCATATCTATATATTTTATCGTCCCATGCGTCAACACTAATTTGCATGTTCAGTCTTTTAAATTTGGATAGTTTGTTTAATATATCTGTATCTATCAATGTTCCATTTGTCATTATACGCAAGTGACAATCAGGTACATGTTCACTTAGAAATTTAATAAACTCTAACGCATCTTCTTGGTAGAGTGGCTCTCCACCTGATAGTTCAACAGTACCTAAGTCTCTCCACCACTCTAAAGGTATTTTTGTCCACCAGTCTATTCCCATTGTACTATAAGGAACCTCAGGTAATCGCATGTCGTGATCAAGTAACTGATTCATCCTCTTCTCATCTTTGAGCCACGCAGTGCTACGATCACTGCCACACATCACACACTTAAGGTTACACTTGTTTGAGAAGTCTATCTTAAGATAGAATTTGTTACCATTATTAGTATACTTTTTTAGCTTGAATCGTTGGCTAATACCTTCTGGATCTGCTTCTCTGTCTATGCAGACAGCACAGTCGTTATTGTAACCGCCATGCTGTAACACACTATACTTTTTAATGTACTCAGGACTTTGTAGTATGCTTAGAAAGTCTTCAGTGTTATTTAACTTATATGTATGGCTATCTACATTACTGGCAAGTGAACAACACAGTCGCATAGTATTGTCTTGTCTTAGCCATACGTGTTGATTGCCTGCCTGGCACCATCTAGTCATTAGTTTACGCTTTCTAAGTTTTTTATTGACATTCAGGGGGTTTCCATGTATAATAAATACATATATAATTATATTTAGCTAGGAATAGAATGAAGCAAATGCTTATCATAACCGGACCGCAAGGTTCCGGTAACCATGTCTTCAGTAAAGTATTTGCTTTACATGACAAAGTGTTTGGATGGAGTTCACTAAATGAAACCTATTGGGAAGGACATCATCACGAACCGTTCGCTGATATGTGGCAAGACCCTGAGCTATTAAGAGAATTTGATTGGACACAAAGTGAGTACTTTGTTACCAGTGTTAGCTGTCCCTATGTATACGACGGAGAGCAAACAATTCCAGATTACACAAGTTTCATACAAGAAGCCACTAACCATTGTGATGTACAGTTAGCCATCATAGGAAGAGATCAGAATATATTAGAAATGCAACAAAAACGTGTAAGAGGTATGCACACTACGCCTATAGCAATGGAATGGATTAAGATTTTAAAACAAACGCCATATCCTACACACTTTTTAAGTCAAGAACTATTGTATATGTATAAAGAGAAATACCTACAAAGTGTTGCCAAACAGTTGAACTGGCCAGTAGCATGGTGGAATGAGGAGTTAGATAAGATCCTCAAAGAAGATGCAAACAAAAAGTATATTAGCCCAGTAAAAGAACACTGGTTAGATAAAGAAGTTAAAAAAGCAATTAAGGATAGTAAATGCTAGATGTATTCATGCTCACGTTTGGTGAGCCAGAGGCAGATGATAATTTTGCCCACTTACAAACTTTTGCACCACATGCAAAACGTATTGACAATATACCAGGACTATTAAATGCACACAAAGCATGTGCTGAAGAAAGTAGGACTAAATACTTTTATGTTTGTGATGCCGATGCATACATTCAACCCAACTTCCAATTCAAGTTTGAACCAAGCGAAAGAAGAGAGGCCTATCCTGGAGTTCCCGAAACAGAATGCGTATTTACTTATCGTAGTCATAACCCTGTTAATGATCTCATATATGGATATGGTGCAGTCAAACTCTTTCCTAAACAACGGCTACTTGCTACCCCAGAGTTTAAGGTAGATATGACTACAAGTATTGGAGCAAAGTTTAAACCTCTATTTGAGATTAGTAATATTACAGCATACAATACAAGTCCATTTGATACTTGGAAGAGTGCATTTCGTGAATGTACTAAACTATCAAGTGGTATTATTGATCACAACAAACAAGTTGATGATGCATATAGATTGCAAGTCTGGTGTGAGCGTGGAGAGAATCGTAAGTACGGTGAGTACGCACTACTAGGTGCTCAGCAAGGAAGAGATTTCGGAATGCATTACAAAAATAATAAACAAGCACTTAGCCGTATTAACGACTGGAAGTGGCTAAAGGAGACATTTGATGGAGCACTCTAAATTCCAAGAGCAACATCACTGGTTATGTGGACTAAGCGAATACTTTCGCTACACTGAATCATATGATGAAGACTTTGAATTAATATTCCGTGCATTGTATCACGATAATAAGTTTAGGAAACGTGACTTAATTATTAACATGGCAAAAAAGTATGCTCGCAAAGAGCTTGCAAGTTTAGAAGATGCTAAGTTAGAACAGATGGACGATAAGATGCAGAGCTTTTTTAACATTGCTATGCACAGTGAACTAGAAGATTATGATATTAAAGCAAGACAGCTAATTGGTTTCCTTGCATGGTATATTCCTGAAGTACCATTACTAGAACGTACAAGTAGATTCATGGCATACTTTGCTAATCAAGACTTGGATCTGCCTGATCTAGGAGACTTCTACAGTAGAGGACAAATTAAAAGTAAAATCTGGTTAGTATCAGAACTAGCTAAAGTTATAGGTGATGAGCCCGTTGGTAACGTAGTATTTTATGGTGGCTGGTATAACTTCATTGCACAGTTCTTATATGAAATGTTTAACGTAAAGAAGATATACAGTATTGATTTAGACGAGGCAGTAGTAGGACCATGTAAACGATTGTATGCAGAAGAGCTAGACGATAAACGTTTTATTCCCTTTACAGCAGACGTAGGCAAAATGCAATGGCGTGATAAAGGCTTATGGTATATTGATCATACTAAACGTGATGAACAAATTGAACGCTGGATGGAAAAGCAAGAAGAAAAGTATGCATCTGAAATTGAAGCAAAACAAGATGAGATCATGCAAGGTTACACTAGTAAAGAAAAGATTAGAGAAGATATATTTAAAGACAAAGATGAAACATTCAAAAATTATGGTTGGAGACATCTAAACGACTTTAACATGGTTGTCAATACAAGTTGTGAACATATGAATAATGATTGGTTTAATAATTTGCCTGACGGCACGTTTGTTGTACTACATCAGAACGATTACTTCTCAAACGAACAACATATTAACTGCATGAAAGACATAGAGGACACTAAAAAGAACTATCCTATGTCAGAGATATATTATGAAGGTACACTTGATACACACCTTTATAATAGATTCATGCTTATTGGAAGAAAATAATGGCAGAAAATGTAACTTCACATTTAATTGAAGATCACACAATATTCAGAGATGGCAAAGAAATGCCATACATAGATGCAATGGGTCACATTGTAAACCAGTTAGCAAAACAAGATTGTTGGTATAAAGAAGATTATATTATAGATGAGATTACTCTTAATCAGCAGGGCAAACGTGTAATGAACTTAAAGTGGTTAACAGAACGAAAAGGAATGTTAATTAAGATTGGTGGCGTTACTAATGTCTGGGGAGAACAAGGTTAATGGATCAAGAACTATGGGATACCATACTTGACCAGTATTCATTAAGGGAGTTGCAAAAAGAAGCGGCTCGTGCAATTAATACAATGCAAGCTGACAACAATAGCATACACAAGTTTAATAGTAAAGCACATCATAATAGTCAGCTATGGTATAGAGCAGTAATACAATATTACATTGAAGAGCATGGTGGATTACCAAGTGAGATTGGTCCAGGCGTAGATATAAAGTTAATTTTAGATGAATAGAGATCATGTATGGTATATAAAATATGCAAGTGCTATAGCAATTCTTATCGCAATGGTGATGCATGTTGCAGGATTTACCCCCTGGAATAGTTTTATGCAGTTAATTGGAGCCGCGGGCTGGTGCTATGTAGGCTACAAATGGAAAGAGAACGCAATGTTACTCAACTTTATTCCACAGTTTATGATTATAATTCCTATGTTGGTTTGGATATATGTTATTAATAGTTAGATACAATCCAGGTAATGGTGGCTGGGCAGTTGCAAATATAATTAACACTTGCCTTGGACATACATTACAACCAAGTGAAGCAGAACAGTTTGAAGGTAACGGCCATAACACAAGTTTATACGACAGGCTAAGTTCAGAGAAAGAATTAATGCGTACACAAACTGATACCAGTATAAATTTTGAATATGAAGCATATTCGGAAGGAATTTGTTTGCCCATACATTATGAGTTTAACACACCAACAAGTGCAGAACATGTTATAGATGTGTTCCGTAGTAGCAATCATCACTATGTTCCTTGGAACTTATATAATAAAGAAGAAGATTGGGAACTAACACCTCAATTTATTGATAGGGCAATAGAGATGAGTACTAATAAAAATACTGGTGATTTTGATACAGCAATAGCATTTGATGATCATAACCCAGACTATGTAGGAAAATTCCTAAGCAAATATAGTTTAGTACCAACAGAAGAAACATGGCATTTTTATTATGACTATGTAACAAAACAAAAAGAGTTGAATAGTAAATGTACAATTACTCAGACGTAAGAGAAGTACACTTAGAAATTACCCAAAGGTGTAATGCGGCTTGTCCTATGTGTGACCGTAATCACAATGGTGGTGAAGTCAATAGACATATACGTGGTGATGAAAAGGAACTATCACTTGAGGATATCAAGACTATGTTCCCACCTGATTTTATTAAGCAGTTGAACACTATGTATATGTGTGGAAACCTAGGCGATCCAATCAGTGCCAGAGACACTCTTGAGGTATTCAAATACTTTAGAGAACACAACAGTAAGATGTGGTTAAGCATGAATACAAATGCAGGCGCACGTGATGCAGAGTGGTGGGCAGAAGTTGCCAAGGCAATAGGACGTATGGGTTGTGTTATTTTTAGTGTAGATGGACTTGAGAATACAAACCATCTGTACAGACAAAATGTACGTTGGGAGTTTGTAGAACGTAATATGAAAGCATTTATTGCCGCAGGTGGTAGAGCTAGATGGGATTACTTGATATTTGAACACAGTGAATGTGATGTAGAACGTGCAGAACAGCTTGCTAAAGAGTGGGGTGTTGAACGTTTTATGAAGAAGAAGACTGGTCGCTTTATTAAAAGTAGTGATAGTAGTGCTAAAACAAGCCATCAGTCAGTTAATCGTAAGGGTAAGGAAACACAGAAGTTAGCAAAGCCTAAAAAAGCAGAGCATCAGAACCTTGCACTTGTAAAACAAAAAGAGATAGAAAAGACTTACGGCAGTATGATGGACTATTATAACAAAGCCCACATTGATTGTAAGATTCTTAAGAACATGAGTGTCTTTATTACAGCAGAAGGCCTTGTTTTGCCTTGTTGTTGGACAGCAGGACGCATGTATAAGTGGTGGCACGAAGACTATCGTGCTGAACAAATATGGGACTTTATTGATGAAGCTGGTGGTAAGGATGCAATCAATGCTAAGTTATTTGGCATTGAAGGTATATTTGAATCAGGCATTATGGATAACATTAAACGCAGTTGGACTCTAAATTCTATTAAAGAGGGAAAACTTGGCGTTTGTGCTATGAAATGCGGATCTGAGTTCGATCCTTACGCAGAACAATTCAAATAAAAAAGGCCATTTTATTCAATAAAAACACATATTTAGGTTGACATTGTCTAAATAGTATCATATAATAAACATAATCATACATAAAGGAGACTCTAATGAGTACAACAGTAAAAGACGCAGTACAGGATATCGTACGCATGACAGCTGGATTGGGCTTTATCAATGCAGTTAAAGTAACAGGAACTGATAGTGGAACAACACTTGATGCCATGGATGCAGATCGTACAGTAATTGTAAAGGCATCAATTCATAATACTATTCCAGAATTTACAGGTGAATTTGGATTAGGTAACTTGGGGTTTCTCTCAGGTGTAACTAACTTGCCTAACTATCGTGAGGATGACGCAACGATTGAAGTTATATCACGTGAACGCAATGGCGTTTCAAGTCCAGATCATTTGTTGTTTAAAGACAAAGATGATAACACAGATCAGTATCGTTTTATGTCTAAAGAGATTATTGAACAAACACTACAAACAGTTAAGTTTAAAGGTACTGAGTGGGACGTAACATTTGAACCTACTAAGGCAAAGGTAAGTGAGCTTACACAAGTAGCAGGTATCTATGGTGGCATTGAACCAAACTTTACAGTAAAGACAGAAGATGGTAATCTTATTATTACTGTTGGAGCGGCTGATGGATCGCTAACAGGTAAACGTACATTTGCAAACAATGTAGATGGTGAATTAAATGAAGGTTATGCTTGGCCTCTAAATCAAGTATTAAGTATTCTTAAATTGGGCATGACAGGAACATGTGTTATGCAAATTAGTAAACGAGGTGCTCTGCAGATCAGTATTGATACTGGCATGGGCAAGTATGATTATATCCTTCCAGCACTAACGGTATAAAATGAAGAACAAAATTAATTTAACAGAACGTAATAGAGATTACTCTGTGTTCCTGCCTAGTATTTCTAGTTTTTACGACAGAACTATTAGCAGGTATCGACAGCAAGGAGACGCTTTCTTCCCCCCTGAAAGAATTCCTGCTGGCTTTGAGGACGGTCTAGATGGGTGTGACTTTCTAAAACCTGATGCTTATTATTCCTATAAATGGGGATTGTATTCTGCGGGTCACGCTCAACTAGACCTGTCTAAGGCAAATGCACACGATAATATGGTGCAGGAGCGAGATAAACCCAACACATTTATACTAGGTGATAGTGGAGGATTCCAGATCATTAAAGGTGTTATACAATGTGATTGGGATAACTTTAAGACAGATGATAGTTTACGTAAAACAATCTTGAACTGGTTAGAACATACCGCAGATTATAGTATGATACTTGATATTCCTACTATGGCGGCAAGTGAACCTTATAAACAAAAGACAGGCATCCAAAACTTTGGACAGTGTCTAGATTACACACTTCATAACTGTGATTGGTTTGTTAAAAATAGACAAGGCAAAACAAAGTATCTAAACGTTTTACAAGGTAGAGATAAAGCTGAAGCAGATACATGGATTGATGCAGTAAAGCATTTACCTTTTGAAGGTTATGCATTTGGTGGTGCTACGAAGTATGACATTAATATTACACTACATCACTTGTTAAAGTTACGTGACGAAGGCAAGTTAGATAGAGGTGTATGTGATGTCCTACACTTCCTAGGTACAAGTAAGTTGGACTGGGCAGTAGCATTGACAGCGATTAAACGTGCATTACGTGCAACAGTTAATCCAGATATAGAAGTTATGTTTGATTGTGCATCACCTTTCATTGCAACGGCAAAAGGTCAGATGTATACACAACACGTTCATAGGAATGACCGCTTTGGTTATGTTATGGATAGTGCAATAGATGATAAGCGATTAGCTGGTGTAGACATTCAATATCCTTGGGCAAGTCCTATTGGTGACAGGCTCACAATGGGAGATGTATGTTGGTATAAACCAGGTATGCTTAATAAGATTGGTAAAGAAGGTAAAACTAGTTGGGATAGCTTGACATACTTCTTACTAATGTCGCACAATGTTTATCAGCATATTGAAAGTGTTCAACGTGCTAATGAATTAACTGATGCAACAAATTTAATTACCAGTGTTAATCACAAACATTGGCGTAAGCTAAAGAATGGCAGTAAAGAGGAACAGTTCTCTCCTTGGGTGCCACGTGATATTGTTTACATCACGCAGTTTATTTATGAACTATTCCAAAGTGAAACTCCTTATCAGATGTTAGAAGAAGCGGCTCCAATGCTTGCCAACTTTAACGGAAAGAAATCCCTAGCTACAAGTACTGATAGCTTCAACAGTCTTTTTGAGGTTGATGTTCCAGAACACGATAGCGATACTGAGTATACTACAGAGGATGAAGAACAAGCAGAACAATTCTTGGAGACAGTATGATGAATGATAAGATTGAAAGACGCATTGATTCTCTAACAAAAAAGCATAAAGAGCTTGACAAGGAAGTAGAACAAATGTATAATAATAACAGTTTTAATGATGATACTATACATGAAATGAAGAAACAAAAGTTGTATCTAAAAGACGAAATTAACAACCTTCAACAACAATTAGGAGAAGCAAATGGCTAAGAAAATTAGATTAATGGATGAGCCAGCAGAAGAAGGTCTATCAAGTGAGGAAGTACAAGGCAGTCCAGACATGGACAGGCTAATGAAGTACGCCGAGCAGATAGATTGGAAGCTCTGGGAAATTCTTAAACTTATGCGTAAACAAGCCGGCGAAAGCGAGACTTGATATGCAACCAAGTAAGAGAATGATTTGGGTTAAGTTCCAGAAGGAGGGTATTCATAAATATCCTGCGGCACTTGATGATCCAAAACTAGCTACTGGCGATGAGTATGATGTATCCTTCCTTGGATACCCACACCGCCACACTTTCCACTTTAGAGTAGAAATAGAAGTATTCCACGATGATAGAGATATTGAATTTATTCAATTCAAACGTTGGTTGGAAAAACTCTATTCTGATGAAGTCATTCAACTAGATTACAAGTCTTGTGAGATGATTGCTGAAGAGCTCGCATTTAAAATACATATGAAACATCCTGGACGTGATATTACTATCACTGTTTCAGAAGATGACGAAAACGGCGCAACACTACAATTTGAAGGAAAATGATGAATGAGTGTTTTTATTTCGGGTTCATATAATCTACAGGATATCAAACATGATCTCCTTAAAATCATGAAGCCATATGATGGTTATATGTACAACAACGTAGATACTGAAACAGTAACTAGGTTGTTCAATAGTTTTTTGGGTGACCTTAAAACGGCGCATAGAATTTATGCGTTTACACAAGAATGTAGCGACAAAGAAAATGCCGTTACTTTCGACATTAGTATACAGATCCATCGTGATCGTACACCTAAGAAACTAAAAATTCACGTGGGTAGGTTAAACTATAACGTGAAGGAAACAGGTTGGCAAGAGATTGTCCTACCTGGGGAGTATAGTTTCGTATGATCTACATTGTAGACATCGAAGCAGTGGATACTCGTTATACGGCGCAATGGAAGAAACATCTTCCAGAGCAATTACGTGAACATGCTGGTGGTGATGTAACAGTCATCAGCGGTGGAGAAGTTCCTCAGGCTACAACGCCTGGGGCATTCCTCAATTTTGGAGGAACAAATGTTTATAAGAGTAATCAACTCCAGCAAATTGCCACATTATTTTGCAATGGGCAAATTAATGATGGTGACTATTTTTTATATACTGACGCTTGGAACCCTACTGTCATTCAGCTTCGTTATATGTCTAGCCTACTTGGTGTTGACATTAACATTGGGGGCATGTGGCATGCTGGTTCATATGATCCACAAGACTTTTTGGGGAGACTCATTGGTGATAAACCGTGGGTAAGAAATGCAGAGCGTAGTATGTTCGATTGTTATGATCATAATTACTTTGCTACACAGTTTCACATAGATATGTTTTTAAAAGCATTTCCTGATTGTGCAGTATACAGTGATACGATTATAAGATGCGGATGGCCAATGGAATATTTGAAGGATACTCTAGCACCATATAAGGGAATGGATAAGGAAAATATAATCCTATTTCCACATAGGATGGCGCCAGAGAAACAACCAGAGATATTCCGTGATTTGGCAAAAGAATTTCCTGACTATGAATTTGTGTTTGCACAAGAAAAAGAACTTACTAAAGACGAGTATCACGATTTACTAGGACGTAGTAAGATGGTGTTTAGTGCTAACACACAGGAAACATTAGGGATAAGTTGGTATGAAGGTGCCCTTGTAGGTGCTATCCCACTTGTTCCAGATAGGCTCAGTTACACTGAGATGGGCACAGATGAAGTACTATATTTAAGCGAATGGAGTGAAGATTTCGATAAATATGTATTACACAAAGAAAAACTTGTTCAACGTATGCAATTCTTGCTACAATCTAACACCAACGAACAAGTATGTAATAAGGTAGCGAACCATTTAGATGGCTACTTTAATGGAAAAGAATTATATAAAACAATAAAAGGAACATAGTATGAAAAAGACTTCCGAAATTAAACAACGTCTATTAGATGCTAACATTAGGCATTGGGCAGGAGATAATATTTCTTCTGTATTAAATGAGGGTGATAAAGATGCCCTTATCGATGAAGCCACGGTAGCATTTGAAGGCGTGTTGGATGCCCTACTAATTGATCGTGAGAATGATCCTAATAGTATGGGTACGGCTCATCGTCTAGCAAAGATGTATTTCAATGAAATTATGTCTGGACGATATGACGAAGCGCCTAATCCAACGGCATTCCCAAATAACAACGGACATACATATAAAGGTATGTTAGTAGTTCGCAGTGAACTAAAATCAATGTGTTCTCACCACCACCAACCAGTGGCTGGTGTTGCATACATTGGTATTATTCCTGGTGAAAAGGTTATTGGATTGTCAAAATATACACGTATTGCACAATGGTGTGCAAGACGGGGTACACTACAAGAGGAACTCGCTAATGATATCACTCGTGAAATCAGAAAAGCGACTGACAGTGAGCATGTAGGTGTCTATATTCAAGCAACACATGGTTGTTGTGAGAACAGAGGCATAATGGCACACAGTAGTTTAACACAGACGACTGTACTTAATGGTGGGTTCTTAGATGATCCTAGTGTTAAAGAAGAGTTTTTTAATAACATTAAACTACAACAAGAGTTTGCTCCACGTTAACTGGTGCAAACAACAATTAGACCCTAACCTTACACAGTAAGGGTCGCAATCAAGGAGGCATAAAAATGCTAGAAAAAATCTTTAAGTTGTCCGAGAAAGGTACTACTATCAACAAAGAGTTGATGGCAGGACTTGCCACGTTCCTAACAATGGCATACATCGTAGTTGTTAACCCAGCTATTTTGTCAACGGAAGGAACTGGAATGGACTTTGGCGCCGTATTTACGGCAACGATTATCGCGGCCATAGTTGGCACGTTAATCATGGGACTGTGGGCTAACTGGCCTGTAGCTCTCGCACCAGGTATGGGACTGAATGCGTTCTTTGCATTTGGTGTTATATTTGGAATGGGGTATACATACCAGCAAGCATTAGCGGCGGTCTTCGTTGCAGGATTGGTGTTTATTGGTTTAAGTGTAACTCCTGCACGAAAATATATCATTAATAGTATCCCACGAAGTATGAAACTGGGTATTGGAGCAGGCATTGGCTTGTTCTTAGCTATTATTGGTCTCAAGAACGCAGGGATCGTTGTTGACAATCCAGCTACATTAGTTGGTTTAGGTGATATTTCATCTTGGCCAGTACTACTTGCTGGACTAGGATTTGCTTCAATGGCAGTTCTAGACAAACGAGGAATTCCTGGTGCTATTATTATTGGTATCTTAGGTGTAAGCATCATTGCTTGGATCATGGGTGTCAGTGATATTAACGGAGTTGTTGGAAGCATTCCAAGCCCAGCACATGCATTTAGTATGGACTTTAGTCTAATTGCAACAGCAGGCTTTATTGGGACGGCTTTTGCTTTCCTATTCGTAGACTTCTTTGACACGGCAGGCACACTAACAAGTGTAGCGAACCTTACTGACAAAGTAGACGAGAATGGAGAAGTAGAAGGTATTGACAGAGCCTTAATGGCAGATTCAGTAGCTACTACAGTAGGTGCCCTTGCAGGTACAAGTAACACAACCTCATATATTGAGAGTGGTGCTGGTATTAAAGAGGGTGGCGTAACTGGCTTAACGGCAGTAACAGTTGCGGTCCTATTTGCGGCATGCTTATGGTTATCACCATTAGCGACAAGTATTCCAGCGTTCGCAACGGCACCAGCATTGGTGTTTATTGCAACGTATTTCTTACGTAACCTCAAAGATATTAATTGGGATGATGTAAGTGATTACGCACCAGCAGTGTTGGCGGCAATTATTATGCCACTAACATTCAATATTGCGTATGGTATCGCACTAGGCTTTATTGCTCACGTAGTAATTAAAGCGGCGGCTGGCAAAGGTAATGAACTTAATATGGGTTCAATATCTGTTGCGGCAGTATCTGTTCTATATTTTGTAGTACAGTAATACATTAGGGAGAGAGCCCAAGTGGCTCCTCCCACTTTTTAAAGGAGAAACAAATGTTTGAATGGATGAAAAAAATGCTAAAACCTAGCATTAAAGAACCAACAGATGAGAATGCTGGTAAGCCTGGCATGACATCGCCAGTTGTAATCAAACCTTCTGCACCAAAGAAGAAAAGAGCGACAACGAAAAAACCCGCGGCTAAGAAACCTGCCGCAAAAAAGCCAGCGGCAAAAAAGCCAGCGGCTAAGAAAAAACCAGCCAAAGCTAAGGCTAAAAAATAAGCTGACTAATTCCATACTTGAGAAATTAAAAGGATAAAAACTCATGAACGTAAAAAAGTCACATTATACATGGAAAGATATTGAACATCAGATTCAAGTAATTAATAACTTAATGTTTGCAGATAACTGGCGCCCAGACTACATTGTGGGATTAACCCGTGGTGGCTTAGTACCGTCAGTTATTTTATCTAACATGACTGGTATTCCAATGCATGCCTTAGATGTAAGGTTCCGTGATACAAACGATACATATGGTCCAGAGAGTAATCTTTGGATGGCAGAAGATGCACTAGGATACAAGGGAGATGGATTAACACACAAACAGCACCGTAAAAATATTCTTATTATGGATGATATTAATGATAGCGGTCGTACATTGTCTTGGATTAAAGACGATTGGCGTGGAGGTTGTTTACCAAATGATCCAGCATGGAATGAGATTTGGGGCGATACAGTTCGCTCAGCATGTCTAATTGATAATGCATGTAGTGGCTTTGGTGAGGTAGATTATACCGCACTTGAGATCAATAAAGAAGAAGATCCAGTTTGGATCGTTTTTCCTTGGGAAGGCGAACGGGACTATGGCAAGCTCTAATCATTTGCCAGGACCAATAACAAGTTTACCTGGTGGTGATTTAGAAATTACATTCACACATAAAGGGCAGTCAATTTCAATAAATGAAATGTATGAAGATATAACTTTACGCCTGGAAGTCATAAGTGAAATCATAGATGATATAGTATCTATGTATCCTGCAGAACGAGATAGGTTAAATATCAATAAGCGTATAGAACAAAAACTTATGCTTAGAAAACTCGCTGGAGAATAAAATGAAAAAGACATATGAAATTGAAATATATGGATATGGCGCAGAAGTTATAATGGGCACATTAACAGATGTCCAATATGATTTCTGGATACCATATGCAGATAAAGAATCAGAAGCATTAAATAGTCATTTATTCTGGGATTCAACTTCAGAAGAAGAAGGAAATCCAGTAACAGATCCTGAAGATGAACGCTTCTTAGGTGAATGGCATGAGCTAGATGATATTGTACATATATGTGCAGTGTTATGGGATAATTGTAAGGTTGAGATCATAGATCCATCAAATGGAGATATAGTATGGTCATCAGAGGATTTAGAGATAACAAAGACAGAATTCTATGATCCAGATGATATGGAAGGCAAGTTTATCAAAGCATGGAGTTCTGAAAAAGGAATGTTTTATGGTGGTGAATTTGAAATAGAAGGTGAATTTGATCCATCTAAATTAAAGTTCTATGCTAGTAATATAGACTGTGAAGTCTTTGTTGATTCTGTAGAGTATGATAATGAAGTGATTGAGAATGATACTGGCGGTGAAACCACTGGTAAAGGCTACGGCTATCTTCTTTATGAATCATGAACAGTAGTATGATATTCAACATACCTGAAGATATAGACGAAGCTTCAGGAATACAACAGAAAGGATATCCACGTGGTAAACTGGAGGTAATTTCTGGACCTATGTTTGCTGGTAAAAGTAGTGAACTATTAAAGCGTCTATTATTTTTAGAACACAGTGGTAAGAATGTTTTAGCACTGAAGCCTGTCGTTGATGATAGGTATGATAGCAAAAGTATTGTAACACATAACCATTTACGTCACGATGCACTAGCAGTTATTGACTTAGAACTAGTAAAAGATAATTACACACTCCTACCATATAACTTCCATACAATCTTTATTGATGAAGTTCAGTTCTTTGACCCAAAAGAAACAATATGGTTTGTTGAGGAAACCTTGCGTAATGGCGTTAATGTAGTTGCCGCAGGTTTAGATCAAGATAGCAGAGGCGTACCATTTGAAACAACGGCTAGACTATTAGCTCTTGCAGATGAAGTTGTAAAAATTCGTGCGTTCTGTAATATATGTGGCAAGGAAGCCAGCAAGACTCAAAGGATGAGTCGCAAAACAAGTAGAGTTGCGGTAGGTGGATCACAAGATTATGAACCACGTTGCCACGCACATTGGGAGCCAAAATGAAAATTATTAAACTTATTTTAGGAGTACAAGCCTGTGTTTTAGGTTTACTTTTTATAATTTATATGCTAGGTGAATTACTATATATGGGTATGGAACTTGAGATGTATGAAGATATGATGGATACAAGACCACAAGGAACAATGTACATTGAAAATTAAAAATCAAAAAGGTCCGTTTTCATATACAGTAGAAGTACAAAAGAATGGAAAGACAGACGAATTGTTTATAGAGTTTCCTGAAGGATGTATGGATCAAGTAGGATGGGACGTGGGTGACACACTCATCTGGGAAGAACTGGACCATGGTGCTTGGGGAATTACAAAAAAAGAAGAGTAGCTAGGAGGCAAAAATGAATGATTCAAGAGATTGGAAATTTAAATATCCAGCAGAAACTGTTATGATGTTGGGTATTTTTAATCCTTGGACAGTAAAAGATACTGAAGTTTTTAAACGTGCAATTACGTACACTGGACAAGTCAGTATTGGTATTCGTGAAGTTCTTATTACAGAGAATAACGAATGCACTGTTGAAGAGATTCAAGATCAAATAAAAGCAGAACTAGAACCATTAGGATTTTTTGAAGGTAAACACTATATTGTTGGGCAAGTGCCTAATATAGTTAGAATGTTTGCAGGTCCTGATAAAGATTACAAAGACACACAAACTATGTTGGATACTCCTCCACCAGATAGTGCGTTTAAGACAGCAGAATTAAAAGATCCTTGGGCGGGTGATGAAAGCCTTGTCCATGTGGATCAGTTTAATAACAAGGCACAGAAACATGAAGAAGCTGAGGATGAATTTCCAACTAGCAATATGCGACATGAAGACTGGCCTGAAGGATGAAGATAAGATTTTATAAAAACATAGATGGCGGTAGATGGTTAGGCTTTGTATTAGCTATGATCGCCGCATATATTCTATCAGATGCTAACCCTGCTACACAGTGGATAGGTTGGTCAATAGCAACAATATCTTGTACAATGTGGATATGGTTTGCTTATAAGGATAAAGATACCCCAAGGGCATTGATGGAATTATTTTATTTACTATTAGCAATAAGGGCGGTGTATAATTGGCTATAAAGAATTTAGTTGTATTTGGATATGGGTTTGTAGGTAGTACAGTTGCAGACTTTTTAAAGGCAGAAACAGAACATAATGTTGTTATAATAGATCCAAAGTATGATCATTTTAACAATGATCCATTACAAGCAGTAATGGAAGCTGACGGTGTTATCATTTGTGTTCCTACTCCATCAAGGAGTTTTGGAGATTGTGATGATAGAGCTATTAAGAATATACTTGAACTATGTGATTACAGGCATAATATTCTTATTAAAAGCACAGTGCCATATGATTTACTTGACAAGTATGATGTTAATGTAGTATACTCACCAGAGTTTCTTAAACAAAACAATGCAAGAGATGATTTCTACGCACAAGATAAGATGATATTTGGCTATGCAGACTTTAATGAATCAGGCTGTGATTGGTGGATTGATGTATTCAAAGATGGATTACCAGATGTAGATTATATTAAGACTGACAGAGCAACAGCAAGTATGGTTAAATACGTACACAACAGTTGGTTGGCTACAAAGGTTGCTTTCTTTCATGAACTATTTAAAGTAGGTCCTGATCACATAGACTATAATAATTTAACAGATATATTGGCTAAGTTTCCTAATATAGGACCAAGTCATATGAAGGCACCAAACGATGTAGGTGGCTTAGGATACGATGGGGCATGTTTCCCCAAAGATGTACTTGCATTGTTACACATAATGCCACATACAATCTTAAAACAAGTACATGACACAAACACAAAATTAAAGGAAGGTTCTTAATGTTTAGAAAAGCAGATGGCAAAGAAGATGATGTTCTCATCAATGCATGTAATGATACAGATGGTGTAATTAAACACGAATTACATACATATAGAATTAAACAGGGTGCATTTATTAAGGAAGTTGTTACTCGCAGATATGCTGGTACTGAAGTTATTGATACTAATGATAGTGATCCCTTGTTTATATTTGAGGGCAGTGAAGCAGATAACTCAGCATTTCAAGCACCAGAAGTTATGGCAAAGCAAAAAGAATTAGCAGAAACTAGTGGTTTAAAGAAATCTAAAGGGATACCAAGGAAGAAAAAGTAGTTGACTTACATACAAAAAGAGTGTATTATAGTATATAATTATAACCTACAGGAGATCTATAAATGAAACTAAGTGAATTCAGAAGAAAGTTCGGTGAAGGCACAGACTTTGATTTAGATTGGGGTAAGCTAATGATCCTCGGTTTATGCATTTACATTGCAGTAAAGGTAAGTTAATGAAGCTAAGATACTCAGAAGCATTTTATTCAGTGCAAGGTGA